CCCACCAGTCTTATCAAAGACTTAGAACTATATTTGGAATGTTCTAATCGGCAGATAATGGAGAACATAGGCGCAACTTGGTACCGACACCCGTGCGAAATCGGGGCGGCAGTCAATCACGCTGCTTTCCTCAAGGTGTGACCTACCCAGATCGGCTTCTGGATCGTGGTGATGAACAGGTTCCAAGCCATCATCTCTCCGTCCGTCAGTAGCGACTTCCGTGGTGGCCGGTTGCTGTAGTCAGGCGGCTGCCAGTCACGAGCAGCAATCTCTGCCGGCGTGGATAGGTCGAAGCCTCCCTGCACGTCGCCATGCAGAAGCCTGTCGTAGACCTCCTTGAGCAGTTCGCAATCGAGCAGGGCACCGTGCAGCTTGCGACGCTTCAGACTGATGTCGAACTTGCGGCATAGGGCGTCGAGGCTGTTACGACCGTTCGGGAACTTCTTGTTGGACAGCGCCAACGTGTCGACTATCTCGTACTCAAGGGGCGCGATAGTTATACGAGCGAACTCTGCGTTGATGAAACTGACGTCGAACTCGGCGTTGTGAGCGACGAGTCGATCTGCGCCAGCGAAGAAGTCAATCAGATCAGGAGCTACCTCATAGAACTTCGGCTTGTCGGCTACGTCTTCATCCTTGATCCCGTGGACACGGATGGCGTCAGGCGCGATCTTCCGTTCCGGATTGATGACGCGGTGAAACTTTGCACCGTCCCACCGTATGGCACCGATCTCGACGATGCGATCTACGGACGGATCGAGCCCGGTTGTTTCGGTGTCGAGGACGATGTCACGCATCATTGATCGCGGCTCATCATGTGCTCCAGAAACGCAAAAAAAGCCCCTACCGTCCGAAGACAGTAGGGGCGATGATTATGAAAGTGTGTGGGTGATCCAATGGATGAGAGCTTTGTTATCGCGCCAGACTTGCAGCAGGTTAGGCGTGAGAGATGAGACAACCGTTTCCTCGGAACCTCCAACCGTCCTAATGTGAGCAGGCCAGCAGGCGTGCGAGACTTCATGCAAGACCGTCTCGACCATAACGTGGGGCTTCAAGTCTTTGTCGATGCGGATGCGCTGCTCGTCGAGATTGCAGTCGCCGTAGGCATCAATGTCGCAACCAGGAACAAGGACGATTGAGAAATCAATATGCCCGACCTTGATGACGGACGGGAGTTTAGGTGACGCTGTCACAGGTGTTTGCCCTCAACTGGAGTTTTGAACAGTAGCCATCCCCAGAAGCACCACACTCCGAAGGTGATCGGAATGCTGATGCACAGATCATGGAGCGATGGCATTCACTCCGCAGCTTCCTGCGACAGGACGTCCAGAGCATCGTTCAAATCGGAAGCCAGCCGAGTGAGACTCTTACCGTCGTTCAAGACGATGATGTCAGGATCGAAATCCATGTTCTCGCTGACGTGTCCGCTGATCCCGACAGACTCAAGCGCGGCCTTTTTGTCGCGAGCGATCTCAATGACGAAGCCGCCCATCTCTCGAACGGTCTTAGCTTCATTGGCGAACCTCATGTCGTCGACACACACCTTGCGGCCGGCAACAGATTTCTTCCAAATGTTGACCCAGAAGTCAGGATGAAGACCGCGACCCCACTCTGTTCCGAGTGTTTGCATCGCTTCGCGTGGGCTACGACCAGACAGGTACTCGGTGGGAGATTCCTTTAGGTCGCCGTTGATCATCCTCTTGATAGTTTCGCCATCGACACCTTGATGGAACAGCAACAGTTCGAGCATAGATTTAAGTGGCGCAGCAAACGATGTCCTGGCATAGCCACGGTTTACTAGGTACTGCGCAGCAGTGCTCTTGCCGACACGTGCCTTGCCCTTGAGTCCAATCGCTTTGATGCTCACGCCGCTTGCCTCTCTGAGATGATGGCGACGCGGCTTCTGCCGACCTCACCAGCGTTCTTGTCATAGACAATCGACTGGAGTGAACGACCGGACAGGTAGCCCTTACCCCAGTGATAGGCGTCCTGTGGAACAGGGGTCTCGTGCGTCTCAACGATGACGCCACCCTCAGTCGACAGAAATTTGCTGGCGTGATGAATGTGAAAAGTATGCGCGAAGCGGTGCTCGGTCTCGCCCCACATTTTCGGCCAGCGAGCAGCCATGATGCCTGGCATCTGCGTCGGCTTGGCTTCGTGGCCATGAGTGGCGGCAAGCATTACCTTGCCGTGCTGATGCTTCCAGAAAAGGTCGGCGCTGACATCGACATCGACGCGAGAGTCATTGCGGAACCAAGCCTTGAGGAAATGAGCGATGGCGACGGCAGCGTGCTCGTCGTGATTGCCCTTGAGGATTCGGACGGCAACCTTACGATGCCTCTTAAGGGCGCGCATAACGTATCCGACGAAAAACTCCTCCGTCTTGCCGAGGATCTTGTCGTAACGCCCGTCGACCTGCAGAATGTTGTGCGACTTCGCCGTCATGTTGTTGTTGTTGTCGGAGTGCGTTTGGTCGCCGCCACCGAGAATGATTCCTACGTCCTCGTATCCGCTGGTTGCGAAAAGATCGTCTGCACCCTTGTTGAAGACGCGCTCTGCGATGTCGAGATCCCAGTTTCCGCCAGCGTCGCCCTTCCAAGCCTTCATCCCCATGTGCAAATCAGCGATAGGATAGAAGCGTAGTCGGTCGCGATCTGTAAGGATTGGCCCTGACGTCGGAACATGCAGCGTCTTGATGTTCTCGAAATGCTTGACGAGCATGTCGGCAACATCAAGAGGATGCAGTTTGCCGTTGTCGTGTCTGACCCATTCCTGAAGGACATTGCCGCCCTTGACGTGCGCCGTGACCTTTCCGATTGACCGTCCCTTGCCGATCTCGAATGGTTTCACTTCGACTGCTGGCCTCTGAGTGATGGATTCCATCTTCAGTTCGCCGTTGCCGTCGTAGATCGTCTTGACTTGGGTGGCCTCGAAACCTGGGATGACAGGATCAAATCCGAGAGCGCCAGACGACGCGAGCATAGTGACGCGGCGCTTCGCGTTAGAGCGGTGTAAGCCAATCTCGGCGCCAAGGTCGGTGTAGTTCACCGTCCCGTCTTCGCGTCTATGCTTGGTTATGGCTGCTTTGAGCCGCTCGTGTTCGCTGTCGTCAGTCATGATCCCTCAATAGCAAATGGCAAACGCAAGTGCAAGCAAGAAGTGCAAACGATTACAGGTGGAACAACCCCTTTATGTCGCCCCATATAGCCGTGATGGCTGCTACGATTGCGAACACAAATCCTATAAGGATGTGAAGTTGAGTGTTCCTCGTCTCAAGAGCGGTGATTCGCTCACCGTGCTTGGAATGGCCGTCTGTCAGTGTGACTACTCGGTCGGATAAGGAAGATTGAGAAGAGATCAGGATGTCTATTTTGCCTTCCACCCTGCCCAGTGATTGATGTACCTCATTGCTAATATCAGAAATCATTGAACAATTTACCAATGCGACTAGAGACGAGCAGCCGGATCTCCGGGCTGGAAGTTGCGCGACGTCTGCGCATCCTGAATGGGGTTAGGGTCGGCCTTGATAACTCCCGTCTCAATCGCTCCGATTAGAAATGGAGCAACCGCGATGATAACGCTGATGTCGGGAGCTAGAGCAGGGTCGATGACGGCGGCAGCGCTGAGTGTATCCAGACCGATTGTCTCATAATCAGCAAGACCAGCCGTACCGTGGACAAGGTTCAATAACGCCTTTTCTAAAGAAGGCAACGCCTTGACCGCGGAAACGATCTGACCAACGGATACGGTAACCCCAGCGGCGATCAACCCTTTTGAGGTGATCGCGATTCCGGTGTTTTCAACAGCGGTTGCAGCCGGGCTAACGAATGACGAAAGCCAAGTGCGCCAAGTCACTTAGCAGGGACCGTTACGGTCGCGCCAACAGTTCCGCCGAGGGCCGTGCAGAGAGAACCTGAGATGACGTAGGCAGTCTGGCTGTCGACGATGATCGCTTGCTTGGCGTTAACCGCAGTCGCTACAGCGTTGGTTTCGTTGGCTAGTCCAGCAATAGTGCAGAGAACAGCCTGTGACCCAGCCTTTAGATTCGCAACGGCCTGATTGGCCGCAGGGCTGGTTAGCGCGCCAGTGATCGAGTTAATCCCGCTGGTGACAGAGCACCCGTACAGGGCGATGCCGACAACCAAAGAGGCAGTAATAGATATTTGCTTGATGAGTCTCATGAGGAATCCTTTAATTGCAGACTGATATTGTGCAAGCTAGGACGGAAACTGGTAAGGATGCGCAGCCGACCAGTAGTATAACACCGACAAATGCTGCGAAGACCTTGATCACTTGGCGACTGCAGGGCCGGCGACTGGCGCCGAAAACATGTGGGCGAAGACATTGAGGGGTGTGGCGATAAGTGCAGCGATGCCGATGACGTGCGCAGCGTCCCCATGCGAGATGCCTGCAGCCTCAAGGCTGGTGACGGTCAGGCCGGTCAGTAGAACGTATGCGGCATTAAGACAGAGGGCTTCCTTTGGGGTTATAGTGAAGTTCAAGTGGTGACTCCTGTTTTCTTTGAAAGAGAAGCAAGCGCTTTTTCTAGTGCGACTAGCGTTTGGGCGCCGTAGATACCGTCTGCCCTGAGGCCTGCCCAACGTTGGAATGACGGCAGTGCTGTGCTGTAGACAGTGCCGAAGCCAAGTAAGGTTAGTGCAGACCTGACGCCAGCCCATGTGCTGAGATTAGGCAGTATTGGCGGCGTAACTGGCGGGTCTAAATCCGTTGTCAGAACTGGAATGCGCGAAAGGAATTGCTTTTGCTCGCTGATGCGTCGGCTAACTAGTTCTGCCGGTTTGTCCCACATCATGAAGTCATCCGCAGCGATCTGGACGTTCCCAGCATTTAATTGCCTGACGACTGACGATCCTTTGATGCCAGCGGCGCCAATGTTGTATGCAAGGCTGACGAGCGCGTCGAACTCGTTCTGAGTAATCTGGACCTTGACCGAGTCGTTGACGGCGGCTTCTGCCCACGCCAAGTCTTTCGCTAGTGCAGCGTCACTCTGTTCTTGTGTCCAGACGAGGCCGAGATGGACCTCTGGGCCGGTGTGGCCTGTCCCGATCGTCGGAATACCGCGGTCGTCGGGATATGCTTTGAGCCTTGTTCCCTCGCGCTGCTCGATCGCCTTAATCCCAGCCGCGCTGATCTTCATATTAGCCAATGTTTGCTCCTGCGTAAAAACTCACCCTGTTTAGCAAACGCAAATAGCAAACGCAAGCAAGAAATTCAGCACGCGCCAACTGCGCCGTTGCTATTAGCCCCGTTGACGATCCAGATGTTCTTCAGGTTGGCAGGAACCGCGCTGGAGGCGGCATCGTAACAACCAAAGCCTGCGTTGTGCTCAACTGGACCGACGATGAAGGTATTGGCAAATGCGCCGGGGAGAATGGCGAGGCCGGAGTTGTTGCTGCCAATGATCTGACCAATCTCGACGTGGTTGCCCTGGAAATTGTAGATTGAGTTAAGGCTCGGATCATAGGCCAGGAAACCGTTGCCGAGCACCTGCCGGATTGCGCCGATCGTGATCTTGTTATCAAACACGGCGAACGTGCCGTTGTGGGCGTCAACGCCGTTGCCGTTCAAGTTCTGCAGAGCCGTGATATCAAGCTCGCTGATTGTGAAGTTCGAAAGTTCGACGCCGTTGTAAGCGACCGCCGCGCCGTCAACGATGCCAAGTTTGATCACCGCCTGAGAGTTGGGAGAGATGATGCTGAACATTGGGCTTACTGCTGCCGTGGCAGTAAATTGAAACGCCGAACAGTCTATGACTTCGCCCGGCGACGCGAGGATCTTAATTGTCTGCGAGACGGGGATGACACCCGATGTCTGACCAGGCGCAGCATAGGGGCACGATTGAGCGTGCGCCGCGACAGAAAATAGGACAAATGCGACCGTGGCGCAGAGAGCGCGAAAAAGATACATGGGTGTCCTGTTGGTTAGGTCGGCCAAGCAGCAGAGGAGATCTGCGCGAGAGTGGTGGTCGAGCCAGAGTTGATGCTCGTGACAACGGCGGCCAGCGTGGCATAGACAGACTGCCCATACGCAAGGACGGCGTCTGCAAACGCCACGGCTTCTGCGCCAGTTAGGGTGAAAACATTATAGGCGTTGTCAGTCCATGCTTGCGTTGCGGTTGGGGCGGACATTCCCCAGATATTGATGCCTTGCAGATTGGCTGAAGAGGATAGTGCATCACAGGAGATAGAACCTGTTACTCCGGCCACCGCGTAAAGGCGCGATGTCATCAGAAGCGCTTGAGACTGAGCCCATGCAGCGGCTTGAAGCTGCGCCTTGGTCGGCGCCGGGAGCGGGGCAGGAGCAGTGAAAGTAGTGCCATTATAAGTCCAGCCGACCTGCGCGCCAGACGTTCCGATTGGAACCCAGACGAGCGCCGGATTGAACATGGTTGTGATGTCCCCGGTCGTCGTGAACAGTTCAGCGACAAGACCAGACTGGATGCGAGCGTAAGTTGTCATTTCTCAGACCTCAGTAGTTGACGACAATAAGACCCGCGCCGCCAGCGCCGCCAGCGAACCCTCCTGCAGACGATGCCGCCGTACCCTCGCCACCGCCGCCTGGGAATGAGCCGATCGATCCTGACCCGTTGATGGCGTTGCCTTGGCTTGTGCCAGAGCAAAAGGCGCCTCCGCCAGACCCGCCACCGCCGTTAGTGGCGGCAAGCCCGCCATTGCCTGCGAACCCGGTGACAGCCAAGCCGCCGCCCGTGCCCGTCCCGCCCGTACCTTGGCTCCCGGCGATCACGCCATTACCGGCCAAATTACCGCCCGCGCCGCCTGTCGCGCTCATAAATGAGCCGAAGGACGATGTTCCACCGACGCCGCCATTGGATGGCGTGCCAGTGCCGCCTGTTCCACCGACCCCTACGGTGACGGCGATTGATTGTCCCGGCGTTACCGCGACGTAGCCCTCGGTATAACCACCTCCGGCCGCGCCGCCGGCAGCAGAATAAGTACCAGTTGAAAGTACGCCACCCCCACCCCCACCAGCTCCCCACACCCGCACGTAGACCTTGCCGATGCCTGAAGGTACAGTGAATGTTCCGCTAGACGTGAAGACCCGATAGTTGCTTGGGATGAACGAATTTCCCAGGCTTTCTAGGTTTGGGAATAGCGGCGCCCCGGTGCTCTGAGACCAGTTGGCGCTCGTGATCGTCGTCGTGCTGTTGCTGACGAGTATGACCCAAAGCGGGATGCTGCCGGCGCTAGGAGACGGGATTATCTGCGAACCAGTAGACGCAGCAGTACCAGCCACCAGCGAAACGACCGCTTGATCTTGGCGAATCGTGTTTAGGGCAGCGCCGAGATTGTTGGCGCCGTTCCACGGGACGCTCGGATTGGCAGAGTTCAGGAACGGAGGGACAACTGCTCCGTTGTCCACTTCGTTGAACCCGACTTGGACAAGATAGTATTGGCTGAAGCCAGAGGTCGACGGAGCGGTGATTGCGAGTGTAACTGGGGTGACGAGAAGCCCCTGCTTCATGATGGTATTAGAGTCAGTCCCGAGCACACCGAAGGCGCTGGAGTCGACGGTCTGCGACTGGTAAATCGCTCCCGTTCCGATAATGACCGACATAGATGCCGGGCCAGTAGCGGAGATTTGGAAGTCACCGTTGCTGATGCCGGCGTTAGGGCCAATGGCTGAACGGATCAAACCGCCCATGCCGTAGTAGGCTTGCTTCTCAAAGCCCATAAAGTCTTCGACGCGCGGAAGCTCGCCGGGGTAAACAAAAGTGCGATCCACTATGGACTCCAAAAAGAAAAACCCCGCCGAAGCGGGGCTGAAAGTTTGTTGAATGTCTTTTGGGTTGGTGCGGTGGTGCTAGATCAATTTGACGAAGACCTGCACGCCTTCTGGTTTTGTCCGATTGATGGCGTCATAGACGTCTTGAGTTGTCACGGTTCCTGTGATCTGCGACTGCGAGACCCATGACATACCTCCGAGCGTGCTTCCGTTCGGTGTGGCGCTTGATCCAACACCAGTAGTCCACGAACCGATTGTCATGGTAGCGCTAGAACCGATCCCGGTTGACCAGCCACCGATGCTTGGAATACCTTGCACTCCTGGCATCTTGACGATCATCAAGACGACAGCGGTCCACGCTTGCGTTCCCCAGCCGTATTGGCCTTGGACAGGAGGAGATCCAGTGACCCAAGAACTTGGGGTGGGCAGAGCCGCAGACCCAACGCCTTGAGACCAACCGCCGCAATCGCCAGTGTTCCAAGGTTCAATGATGACTGGCGCTGTACCTGTCAGATCGAGAATGGCTTGGTACATTCCAGAGCGGCTGACACGGATGCGGCAAACTTCCTTCTGGACTCGTAGCGACCAGACAGCATCAGTTTCGCCAGTCTTTCGTTTGAGATGTGTCCCTAGTCGGTCGTAAGACCACAAGTCGATGAACATGCCGACCGAAGTCAGCAACCGCATTTGCGCTTTTGCAAGTTGAATTTGGCTGTAACACCAGCTTGCGACGTTCCCGAAACCTTGCAACAAAGAGCTGATATTGGTGTTGCTATACCACCACTGACCATCAGGATTTGCTTGTGAGAACCAAGAAGGCGGTATGAGCGAAGAAGCACGTCTGGCTATGTCTATTTGTGACCCAGGGACAATGGCTGGTATAGGTGCAGGAGGTGGCGGAAGCGGTGGACCGGGGGTAGGGGGAGGCAGAGGGCCGGGGCCACCGCTACCTCCGAAGAGAAATAGGAGACTCATAGCTCGCTCCTATTCAGCTCACCGTGATCGTATTTGGAAGGTATCTAACTTGTGGGTTAGCGGGCAAATCGGCCGTGCCACTGTTCAGTGTGAAAGAGTCGACCGCGGTGACACCAGGCACTCCCATCGCCCACATAGAAACAAGCGAGTAGGGTAGGCCATTGCCAAGACCAAGAGCCTGAATATTTTGGGTGATGACGTTTGCGACTTGCGCTGCAACATTTAAGTGTACAAATGTTGGCGAAGTGACAACAGTCATGTTGACATTTGCATTAGTCAGTGTCGGGGCTATGACTGTGAACTGGATGCCCAAAGCCTTATATAGATTGACTGCGTTGGTCGCTGTCGTAAGAAACGATGATGGAGGGGAGCCTGAACCGTCATCCACGACCACGTAGAAGAAGCCGGGAAATAGCGCGGTGCTTCCTGTCTGCTGGCTGTCCACGATCTGATAGGCGATCGACACGTTAAGCGAGGCCAGTGCGTACTCGATGCCAGCCTTATTTCCCCTAGCCAATCCGACCATGTAGAGGACGAAGCGAGCCTTGACGGCTGTGTCCGTCTCTCCGCTCAAGCCACCCGCAAGAGCGAGCGAGTTCGAACAATAATCGATGTTGCTCAGCGAAGTGAGGATTCTGGTGATGGCGCCAGCGATGACGTTCGTCGCTGCACCTGTTCCGACTGACGCGACCGAGACCGTAACGAACTGGGTTCCAGCGGCGACAACGTAGCCGTTTAGTGTGGCGTTGAAAGCGGCATTCGATGTGTTCGCGATGACGTTGAATGTCTGCGATCCGTCCATCGACTGGACCTGAGCACCGACCTGGATGAAGGCTGCCTGAGTGTAGTTGTATCGTCCGAAGGTGACAGTTCCAGCCGCTCCTGATGCTGACAGGCGGGGCGCCATGCCTTGCCCGTTGTTGTAGTAGTCAGCGATGAAAGAGTCGACATCGCTACCGAACGAAGTTGCTAGGCGTCCTACTGCAATGGCATTGAGGATGCCGGACTGAAGCCACATCGCGACGCCGGCAGTTGACTCGACGACGGAGAGAAGGACAGAACCGACCGAGAAGTCGATCAGCGTGGTTGACGCCGCCTGTATCGCCGCCACCTGATTGGAGACGAGCGTCGACAGGCTTTTCAGATTTAAAGTCGGCACTAGAGCCCCTTATTGATTGACGTCAAATGATAGGCGCTGTTGCTGCCCAGTGGCGGTGGCGTAGAAAAGGATGGAGACCGTCACACCGTTCAAGAAGGGCGTGAGAGTGATCTGTGGCGGCGGTTGCCTAGCCACCGTCTGCTCAAGATACAGTTGCCTGTTGATGACAGAACTGATCACGTTTACATCGAGGGCGCCACCGACGCGCTGCTCGACTCCGGCTCCATATTCGGGATGGAAAATGTACTCGCCTACCTCGGCCGGAAGATTGACTCCCGACGCCTGATACCCGCGAGTCATGAGGCGACGGATGATGCGCTGTTGAGTTAGCGTGTCGCCATCGACTGTAGCCAGATCGCCCGAGGCGCTGGCTGGTAGATCGTTACTCCATAACTGGTTGATGTCTGGCATGAAAAATCGTTCCTCGGTGCGAAAAATCGTCACCAGACGCGAGTGCGTATGAAATTCAAATATACGGAGTCGCGTCTACGACTTACGGCCCTGTGCGTAGGGAGAAGCCGAGCCGTCTGACAGCATGATAGGCAGGAACGTACCGCCGGCTGTGGGATCGCCGCCAAGGTAGTGCTGCTGCGCGGTCGATGCGATGTGGGTCGCGACGTTGCCGTTCTTGTCGATCACGCTGTAGTTGCCAGTCGACTTGTGGAACATCTTGATCGAACCATCGGTGTTGATGGTGAGGTAGTTTCCGGTCGGGTTGTGCTGTATCATTGCCTGACCAGATACCACCACTGGTGGAACATCGACAGTGTTATGCAGAACGTGCGAGATGTGGCCTGCCTCGGAGTCTCCTTCGGCATAGTCAACGACGACCTGATCACCGATGTTATGGCCGACGACGAAAGAGATTCCGTTCTGTGACGCGCCTTGCGTGCCCATCGGAATCCAACCCGAAATCTTCGGGTTTCCGTCGTCATCCAAATCGGTGAGAAACTTCACCTTGTAGGTGTGATCGTTCTGGTTGTAACCATCGATGAGGCCGACATGGCGCTTCGGGCGGGCGTTCGTCCAGCGAGCAATCTCACCACGAACGATGTTCATCACGTCGTAAGCGACCTGGTCGAATAGCGCGGCCATCATCATTTGCCGCTACCCTTCTTGTGTTTGAGATTGATCCCGGTTCGGTATCCCTCGGTGAACGACAGGTGATGCTCGATGTCGTTGATGTCGTAGGTCTGATCGAGAGGACTGTTCGTTCCGCTAAGGACGATCTGATAGCGAGCATTGATCTGCTCGTTGCCTGGTATCTCCAATTTGTCGATCGTCAACTCATGCGCCGCGATCTCATTCATTTTGGCGGTCGCTATCGTCTGCGCCTTATCCTGATCAATCATCGGGATGAAGTGGTTATAGATGAGAGGATTCGAGCCGCTGCTTGCCGAGGTGGCAGAGGCACTGACGTATTGTTTCTTGCGATGATTGTGGGAGTGAACGTTGACCTTAACGCCCTTGCCGATCTTCAGATTTCGTGATGCCTTGAGCAGGATGAAAGAGCCATTCTCAAAATTCTCCGCGGTCGGGGCCTGATACTGGATCGATAACTGAGGAAGCTGCTCGTCGTAGTTTTTGAAGTAGAGTGTGCCGCCTGTCAGGTATGCCACCATGCCGTAGTGGTCGGCGAGGTGCTGGATGTATGTCCACTCAGAGCCGCGCGACGACAGCGCATCGAAATCGCTGCTGTACATCTTACCTGCGTCGAGACTCTGCGTATCCATATTGACCTGGATGCCGTGGCTGCTCGCAATCTGTTGGACGATCTGGTTGGGCTGCTGGTTGGGAAATTTCTGGGTCGTTTGCTTGTCCATCATCGCCGCGCCAGCATCACGTCCTGACATGCAGAACTCGCGAGTAGCGAAGTCGAAGTCGACCTTGTCGATGTTGCCGACAAACATCTGCGTGCCGTTGATCGAGCACGTCACGGGGAGAGGGGTTGTTGTACACCACCATGAGAGACCCATGCCCTGCTCGATGGCAGACAAGGATGTCTTGGCTTGGAAGGTGTCGCCCTTCTTGGTCCTGGTCTGTGTGATGCTCAGATCGTTGAACGCCACGCTGTTGCCGTTGACCGTTATCTGCCCTGTGGGATTACGAAGTTGTCCGCTCATTGGCTGGGTGCCTGATAAATGCCTCCGCTACCGGCTCCAGGTGCCACGCTTGGCAATGAGATAGTCTGAGGGGAGTAGAACCACGGGTCGCCATTGAGTTGCGGGTTGAGCGCCATCACGCGGTCGACCTGAGTGGCGTCGCCTAGATACTGACTCGCAATTTGGAACGCGTTTCCGAACGGCAGCAAAATCTGTTGAACTGTGACGGCGATTGTAGTCGGCGTGATCGGCGGGGCGCTCATATCGATCCTGTCTCTAGGTTGTCCGCGGCGCGCTGGACGTATCCGTAGGAGTCGAACAAGAGGCTCTGGTTGGAAATGAGGCCGGCGAACTGTGTCACCCACGCCGCTTCTTGGAATGCCAGAGAGCCGTCAGGAGACGACGCATCTAGCGCGAGATCGTTCGCATCGACTCCGTTTGCAATGGCATCAGCGGCATTAGCCACAACTATTGTCGCGGGCAGTAGGGTTTGCGATGACGCGCCTTGCAGTGTGCCGAGGCTTGCGACTGTTGCCTGCACACTGGCTATTAGAGCATTTGCTGCTGCGGGCGTTGTCACCGGCGGCACGTTAGAGCCAGTCGCAAGTGTCAGAGGCATAGTTACACCGAGGTTATGGAAAGGGCGGCTGAAAGATCACCACCAACCAAGCTATCTAGCGACGATAGTAGTCCACCCACGCCATCCTGAATCGGATCGTCTACGACCGTCAGTTTGATG